TTGTACATACCCTGGTCAAAGGATTGCTTTGCTCCGCCCTCCCAGTGCGCCGGACGTTCAAGTACGCCGGGGTGCTGCGTGATACAGAGCATCAGCTTATCATCTATGTACCGTTCTTCCGCAAACTCGTTTGAGTTGAAGATCACGTTCTGCACATCCTGCGCAACGCATTCTTTGAACGTAGGGAACGGTTTCGGAGTTTCCGGTGTGCCGTAGTTCTGGTCAACATCCAGCATATCCGCGCTCCTTCCCGTATCAGCAGACGGTAGCAACCAGCCAGCTATCCACCTTGTCGGGGATCAGCAGCGGGTGGGTCTGCAGTTCCAGGAAGCGGCGGTCAGGACGGTGTTCCACATAAGAACGCAGCAGGCGGGTGGTCTCTGCAGTGTGCCACACCTTGTCATCGTCCAGATAGGTGCACAGACCGTATGCGCGCATGAAGTTTGCGTTGCTGGGGATCATCAGCACCATATTATCCGGGATCAGAGGCTTTGTCTCTCCGGTTTCCTCATCCAGATACACTTCGTCATAGCCGTAGATGTCCACGCCGGGCAGATTCAGGTGGCCGTAGTAGTTCAGACCGCCTTCCAGCTCCTTGGGTGCCATAGCACCAATGTCGAACCGGCGCTTGTCCATCAGATCCAGAACATTGCTGTCGCTCATAAAGTGGTTTGCGGCCAGCTTGCCCATAATCACCATGTTTGCATTTGCAAAGCCGTTGCGGCTCACCTGCCGCTTCCATTCGCGCAGGTTGCCCATGGTATCGGCAGCAGACTTACCCCACTGCTTCGTGCCCTCCAGATTGATCTTGTTGGTGAAGCCAAAGTCGATGACTTCATCCACGCCCTTGCCCTTCACCTTCAGCTGACCGGTGGTAAGTACCTGGGCTGCCATCCACTCTTCGCGGCGAGTGGTCATGTCGTTCAGCTTGTTGTATTCCTCGGTCAGCTTTTCTGCTGCACGGTCAGCAGGGGTGCGGCCGGAGTAGATATCCTCACCGGGCAGGCGCTGCAGGAACATATCTGCGGTGGTGACAGTTGCCGGGTTGATAAGCGGCGGTGCATAGGACTTGGTCTCGTAGCCCTCGTTCTGCACGATCTCGCCACCGACCATGGGATGGACGAAAGCTGCCATCTTGCGGTTGCCCTTGACGATATCAATGTCAACGTTCTTAGTGGGGAACGTCTTAACCTTGGAGAAGAAACGATCGCGCAGGAAAGTGCAGATCGGGGGTGCGGTGCGCACAGCCTCGGCCAGATACCGCGGCTCATAAATGTTGATTTCGTTTGCCATTTTTGTTTCCTCCTATCACTTCAGGAAAATGCCCAGATTGCGCAGAGGAACTTCAACGTCGTCCACGCTCACGTTATTGGGCAGCACCAGTCCGTCAGCAAAGAACTCGCCGGTCAGATAGACCGGCACTTCCTTGCTTGCGTCTGCGCTGTCAGCAGTAATGCCGTACAGGCCGGTCAGGACTGCCGTGCCTGCGCTTGCCGGTGCCGCAATAGGCTTCACCTTGCCGTCTGCAATCAGCACAGGGGCGTGTGCCTCCACAGCTTCGCTTGCGGTCTTGGTTGCCTTTGCGATACCAATGTCCACGCCAGCAATGAAATACTTCGGCGCGGTGCTGAAATCTTTTCTTGCAAGATCCATGCTCATGGTTCTTTCCTCCTTACTTCACACCGTTTGCCTTGCGGATCGCGGCCAGGAAAACGTTTGCTTCCGCGTCCTTCGGATCCGGGTCAGCGGGCGGCGGATTGGTGATGTTGTTCGCGCCGGAAGTCTGGGCGTTGGCCTTTGCCTTGTCCAGATAATCCTTGCTCTGCTTCTGCTGCTTTGCCTTCATGCTGGCAATGACGGCCTTCGCAAAGGATGCGGAATCAATGGGCTTCACAAACTTCGCCTCATTCGCTTCATCCTCCGCGCCGGGCAGAGTGGCGTTTTCGATCTCCTGAATGCGGGTGCGCTCGGCATTGATAGCCTCGGTCTCGATCTTGGCTACCATATCCGGGCACGCCTTGCGGAGATCGTCCACGGTCTTGATGTCCTTAATGTCCATGTCTGTTACCTCCCCATGGGTTTTGTTCCCCGGCTGATCCGCCTGGGGTGTATTTTCAGGCTGGGCCGTGGTCTTATCCACCACCCGGCTTCTGACAAAGTTCGGTGCTTTGTTGAACGGGGTGTTCATACTGATGCTGTTGACGAACAGGATGCCGTTACGGTTCTCCACAACAGAATCGTCCGCTTCGTCGTCCACCTCGTCCACAAAGCCCTTCTCCTTGGCTTCCGTTGCCGTCCACCAGTTCGTTTCATCCATCCACTTGGCACATTCGTCCTCGGTCTTGCCGGACTTCTTGGCGTACAGGGTGACGATGCTGCTGCGGATGGTTTCCAGTGCTTTCAGGCAGTTGTTGAGATCCTCTGCGGTCAGGTAATCGCAGACACCCATACTGACCGGATGCACCATGTAGCTGCTGTCTGCCGCCGCCACCACCTTGTCTGCATGGCAGGCAACAATGGTTGCTGCACTGGCACACAGGCCGTCGATGTGGGCGGTCACGGTGGCCGCGTTGCGTTCCAGCATATTGCCAATGGCCTGTGCTGCAAACACATCACCGCCACCGGAGTTGATGTACACGGTGATTTCTTTCACATCGCCCAGGGCGGCAAGGTCATCCGCAAACCGTTTCGGGGTCGCGGCATCTTCCCACCAGCTGCGCTCGGAAATATCGCCGTAAAGCAGAAGTTCCGCCTTCTGGTCATCACCGGCCAGATTGCGGAACTGCCAAAACTTATCATTTGTCATCTTCTGGTTCGTCCGGGAATTGGGTTTGCTCATTTAGCCCTACCTCCTTCATTTTTTCCATTTCGCTCTTGCGCTGCCTCATGTTTGCCCGCCAGTTTCCACCGGTCATCTGTGCAGTTTCCTGCTCATTTGTGCTGATGCCCTGCTGAACACGCAGAATCGCCGCCTCGATTTCTTTCTTGGCATCCAGATTGGTGCGTGCAGGACCGTTCCATGTGCAGCCCATGTAGGCTTTCGCCACAGCCTGGTCGTCAAAGAAGCCGGGCGCATTGATGCGCCCACGGGCTACTGCCTCGGCAAACCATTTTTCGTAGGCCGGCTGGCAGAAGTCCGCTGCAAAGCTATCCCGCAGCACACCGCAGGTTCGCCAAAACTCGTTCAGTGCGCCGCGGCTTGCGGAATAGTTGGAACTGAATTTCTTGTAAAGCACCTCACTTGGGATCTCTACGCCGGTCGCTACCTGATTGGACATGGCCGACATGAAGCCGTCAAAGGTCGTGGTCGGATGCTTCGGGTCGAACGTATCCGTGCTCTCTCCCGGTGCAAGGTCGAACACCGCGCTCGGTGCAAGGTCGATGCCCAGTTCATCTGGCGGGGTGTTCGGGTCCTCCGCCTTATCCGCCGGTTCCTCGCCGAACGGTGCCTGACTGGTCGGGTTTTCATGCTTGATAAACAGCGTGATGGACGATGCCACGATAGCCGCCGCCAGCTCTGCTTCTGTGTATCTGCCCATCTGTTTCAGCGTGGGCAGCACCGGAGCCAGCAAGGGCACGCCGCGCCGCTGCCCGGCACGCTCCCTCTGTGTGACGCACAGAATGTTCGGCTCTCCCGTTTCGGGGTCGCGGGCTTCTACCCGCGTCCATGTCAGCGGCACCGTGCTGTCGTAAGCCAGCGGATGCCGACTTGCTATCCAGTACGCCACCACCGCGCCGTCCCGGTTCGTTTCCACGCCCTGCACGATCTGGAACACGTCATGCTTGTCTATCGTGCAGGGTGCCATTATGTCCGTGCGGTCAGGGCTGCAAATCAGATCAGCCTCGATCAGGCGCAGCCGCAGAGCATACGGCCAGTGCGGATGTTCGTCGAACTGCACCACCGCAAACACATCGCCGTTCATCAGGAAACTGGTGAACGCCAGCGTCTGCAACCGCCAGAAGTTATCCATGCCAGCAGCATCGCAAAGGGTGCTGTCCGCCCAAAGTTCAAATTCGCGGGAGATCTGCGCCTGCAATCTGTCTGCCTGTTCCTCGTTCAAGTGCAGATAGTCCGCATCCACCTGCGGGGTCGGCACAAGGCCGCTGCCCACCACGTTGGTGCGCAGGGTCTTGATGGCACCCGTTGCCAGAGGGATGCCCATATAAGCATCCCGGCTCCGTTTGCGCAGAATATCAAGATTATCTTCGATATCCTCTTTTGCGCTGCCGCCGCCAACGTGCCAGCTTCGCATAGCGCGGGAAATGCGGCTTGCTCCGTAGTTTCCGTAGCCGGTGCCGTTGTTCATGACGGACAGTGCGGCGCGTGCCACAGCGCGGCGATACCCTTTTTCAGGGCTGATTGCCGCAATGGCTTTATCCAGAATATTTGCCATGTAGTCCACCGTCCTTACACATCATGCGGCGAGAAGTGGTAGATTCGGTTTCTGCCCCGGCCTTTTTCTTCTGCTTCCGCTTCGGCTACTTTCTTTTCCCAGAAGATAATGCTCTCCCGGATCTGTTTCAAACTGGCACGGGTCAGCATCATCTGTTCGATCTGGTAGCTTTGCCCTGTCGAAACAGCAGCTTCTGCTTCCATCCACATATCAAGATGCCGCTGCGCGGCTTCTTTTGAGATGATCGGCATTGTTTAGATACCTCCTGATCTTCTTCTGCGGTACTGGCGCGGTGCGGTCTGGCGTGGTGCTTCCTCTCCGGGGATCTCCAAACCGGTGGGATTGCTGATTTCCAGCGCCGCCGTTGCGTAGTTCCGAACGTCAAACGCTTCGTTACGTTTCTGTGCCGGGTCTTTCAGCTCCCACCGCTCCACCTTGCGGCCAGACTTCCAGCGTGTGACCTTGTGCTCCGCAGTAAGCATCTTGAAATAGTTTTCGTCATACCCGGCATCCTCTGCCGCCGGGAAGTGGCAGTAGTTCGGGCCTTTGATAAGCACCTTCAACCGGGCAAGGACATGGTTCTTGCCGGTATCAACGCCCAGCGTAAACAGCTCGCCGCCTACGCGGTTGTTCTTTGTGGGGTTGCGCAGGTATGGTACGTCCATACCGCCACGGCCTTTGATGGGCCAGATGTGCCGTTCCTCGCGCTCTTTGCAGAACCGTATGACCTGATCCGGGAAGTGGCCGCCGCTGTCCATGCAGACACACCGCAGGGACAGTTCCGTGCCGTCCTTCTTTTTCCAAGTCTTTGATAGGAACTCGTCCAGATCCGCCCACACCTGACCGCGTTTCAGATCGCCGTAGATGCGCTGGTACCGGATGCCCCAGCTTTCTCTGCCGATACCCCAGCCAACCACTTCGGCCTCGAAGCGGTTATC